AAAACTAAAACCGTGTCCGTTTTGCGGTTCAAAATCAGTGTCTAAGAAAACGGGAGTTGTTGCAGGGCTAAGAATGTTTTTGTGCTATTCATGCGGAGCAACTGTCAGTTTTCAAAACAAAGAGCATGATCCGCAGGCGACACAAGCATGGAACAGGAGGGCGGACAATGCCGGATAACCTCACCCCCGAAGCGGCGATCATTCGGCTGAATCAGTTCCGCACCGATAAGGACGAGCGCGATCCGGCGATAGATATGGCGATCAGGGCGATAAACCGCTGTATGATCAAGCGGAAGCCTGAGCCGGAACTTCGCTATTACGGCATCGGACGCTGCCCGAGCTGCCATGTGGTATTCATGGACAAATCGACAAAGTACTGCGGCAACTGCGGACAGGCGCTTGACTGGAGCTGACCGCACCGCGCTGCGTTACGCGAATAAAAATACCCGCAACAGCACCGCGCCTCTGCTTGCTTATACACTTCTCTTTGCGTGCAAATATCTGCCCCGGCGCGGCGGGGCGAGGGGAGGCTTACATATCGCCGGACATAAGAAAATGGATTTCACCTTTGCGCGAAGGTTGGAGCAGCTCATGCGCGAGCGTGGGCTTTATCCCGCTCAGATCGAGAAGCTGACGGGTATCCGACGTCAGCGCATTCATGAATATCTTAACGGAACCGTTCAGCCTTCCGCCTATGCAGTTAAGCTGATCGCGACAGGACTGGACATAAGCGCAGATTGGCTGCTAGGAATTGAAAAAGAGTCCGCTTTTTAGGACAAAATACCTGTTAAAATTATAGTAGGGCATAACAGTCCTGCTATATTTTTTTGACAGTTACTTGGCATAGTGTACCTCCTTTTGACCCCGTCGGCAGGTGAGAGCTTGCCGACGTTGGGAGGGAGGAGCATGACTAACCGGCATGTGACCGTCGCTTGGCTCAGGGAGCTGATACGCTCGGGCAACACAGCACCGTTCTACAACACTCGCGAATGGGCGGAGCTGAGAGAGCGCAAGCGGCAAGCCGAGCATTACGAGTGCGAGCGGTGCCGTGCGAAAGGACTGTATCGTCCCGGGCGCACCGTTCATCACAAGAAGTATCTGCGCCGGCATCCCGAGCTTGCGCTGAGCTGGGATAACCTTGAATGCCTCTGTGAGGAGTGCCATTACGAGGAGCATCACAAGGCGGAACAGCTTAATGAAGAACGATGGTGACGCCCCCCGGGTAAAAAATCGTGATTTTTCCGCAGGGGAGGATAACGGGGCTCAGTCTAGACAAGAAAGCTCGCGCAGCTCAAAGCAAAGGGCGCGGATGTGCTGATATTCCGCGATCTGATCGACCGCTATATCTATTTCCGACGCCTTGAGATCGAAATGCAGCGCGATGTATCGGAGCGCGGCTTGTCCTACCTCTCCGTGTCCTCAACGGGCAAGGAATACGTCAAGGACAATCCGTCGATCAAGAACGCGATCATGTATAACAAGCAATGCCTTGAAATCTTGAAGCAGCTCGATCTGACGACAAAGACGGTCGACACCGACACGGCGGATGATGATGACCTGTGATCTCCTGCTGCTATATCCAAGACTACATTGACTTAGTCCGCAGCGGAAAATACCGCGTCTGCCGCGAACAGCTGCTTCTCATTGATTTTGTGGAGCGCGTGTTTGAAGAGGAAGCCGTCTATGTTGATGAAGAGCAGACGGAACGGTATTTCGCGCTTGAGAGGTATTTCCCGTACCGGCTCTTTGAGTGGGAACGGTTCTGCTTCACTCTCCACAACTGCGTTTATTCCGCACCGGGAATTCTGCGCTTTCCGAAGCTGGTGATCCTGGTCGGAAGGGGAGCAGGCAAGAACGGATATCTCGCCTTTGAGGATTTCGCGCTTCTCACGCCTGTCAACGGTATTAAGCATTACGATATTGACATCTGCGCCAACTCCGAGGATCAGGCGATGAAAACCTTTGAGCGGATCTATGATTTGCTTGAGGATAACGCGGCGGTCATGCGGAAGAAATTCCGCTGGAACCGTGTAGTGATCGAGAATCTAAAAACCAAGTCCAAGCTGCGCTACCGCACCTCGGGAGCCAAGAGCAAGGACGGCGGCGATCAGGGCAAGGTGGATTTCGACGAGTATCACGCTTATGAGAATTACGACCTGCTGAACGTGTTCCGCACAGGACTGGGCAAGAAGGAAATGCCGCGCGAGACCATCATCACTACGATGGGCGACGTCCGCGACGGTCCGCTCGACGAGCTGCTCGCCGATATGCTGCAGATCCTCAACGGTGATATCCCCGACAACGGTATGCTCTGTTTTATCTGTCGTCTGGACAGCCTTGATGAAGTCAACGACGAGCTGAACTGGTACAAGGCAAATCCGTCCTTGCAGTATTTCCCGGTGCTGCTCGGCAGAATACGCGACGAGTATATCGACTGGAAGCGCAACGAACACGGTCACGCGAGCTTTATAACAAAACGCATGAATATCCCGTTCGGCACTGCCGTCGAGGTGGTGACGGACTGGGAGAATATCAAGGCGACCGCCCGCGACGTCATCGATTTGGAGGGCAGGGAATGTATTTTCGGCATAGACTACGCGAAGATCAACGACTTTCTCGCCGTCGTGCTAAAATTCCGCGTCGGCGGCATGATCTACACCAAACAGCACTCCTGGGTTTGTGCACAGAGCCGCGACCTGTCGCGCGTCAAGTTCCCGATACGCGACGCGGAGCGCGAGGGCTTGCTGACCGTGGTGGACACGGTGGAAATCTCGCCCGAGCTCCCTGTGAAATGGCTCGCGGAGATGAAGCAGCGGTTCTGCATCTTGGCGGGAGCGCTTGACAGCTACCGCTACGATCTCTTGAAGCGGTATCTCGCTCAAATAGGCTTTGACCCTGATAGAAACGGCGAGGACAACCTCAAGCTGGTCAGACCGTCGGATATCGTCAAGGCGGTGCCGATCATCAAGAGCGATCTGGACAATCACCGTGTGATCTTCGGCGACGACAAGCTCATGCGTTGGTACACGAATAACACCAAGCTGGTCCCCGTCAAGGGCGCGAAATATAACACAGACAATTACTCTTTCGGTAAGATCGAGCCGAAAAGCCGCAAGAACGACGGCTTCTCCGCGTTCGCGGCAACCTATACACAAGACGACAGGCTGACGCCCGACGACATATCAGGCGATATCTTCGACCTTATGCGGGTGCGCAGCTATTAAGGAGGTGATGCGGTGGGCGTTATTATCGATTTTTTCAAAGAACGGTTCGGAAAGCAAGCCGAGCCTGCGGGCGGTGATATCGCGGAGGCACGCGGCTCCGACGCGGGCAGCTTTGATTCCTTCCGTCTTACGGAGATTGCGCTGTTCACTGCTGTCGACCTGATCGCGCGGACGCTCTCTAAATGCGAATTCGTGACAGTTAGCCGGAACAAGGAGATACGCGGCGCGGAGTACTTTCTCTGGAACTACAAGCCGAACCGTCACCAAACAAAAGCGGAGTTTTTGACCGAGATGGTGTCGCGGCTGATTCTGCGCAACGAGGTGCTTGTTTTTGAGACCTCCGACAGGCAGCTGCTGATCGCCGATTCGTTCGGCAAAGAGACACGCGCGGTGACGGACGATATCTTTTCGGGCGTGACGGCGCGCGGCATGAGCTTCGGCACCTTTCGGTCGGGCGACGTCATCTATCTGCAATACAACAACAGCAGCGTCACCGGTCTGCTCCGCGGATTGTGTGAAAGCTACAGTCAGCTGATGCAGGACGCCGCGGAGAAGTATGAGCAGCAGGCGGGGCACAAGGTCGTCCTGGGCATCGGAGCCCATCAAACGGGCGACAAGGAATTCCAGGAAAAGCTCAACAACCTGCTTGAAAATGATTTCAAGACGTTCTTCCGCAAGAAAAACGCGGTCCTGCCGCTGTACAAGAATTTCAGCTATGACGAGCCTACCACCGACGCCAAGAACAAGGCGGTCTCCGAGGTCAGCGACCTCAAGCAGCTCCGTGCCGAGGCGTTCACGACTGTAGGCAACGCGTTCCATGTGCCGCCAGCTGTTGTCAGCGGCGAGGCGTCGATGCTGTCCGACGCGATGCAGACGTTTGTAGGCAACGCGGTCGACCCGATCGCGAAGATGCTGGAGCAGGAGATCACTGTCAAGCGCTATGGTGAAGGCGATTTCATGAAGGGCGATTACCTCTTGATCGACACCACCTACGCCCGTCATATCGACGCGGTCAGCGGCGCGGTGAATCTGGACAAGGCGATAGCCTGCGGCGTGCTCAACCCGTACAGGGCGCAGCGCTACTGCAACATGTTACCTTGCGACGAGGAATGGGCGCGCAAGTATTACATCACAAAAAATTACGAGGAAAACGAGCGGAAAGGTGGTGAGGAATAAATGCTGAGAAAACGATTCGAGGTCAAACAGATCGCGGAGAAGAAGGTTTTGGAGCTGTATCTCTACGGCGAGATCTGCAGCGATTGGTACGACTGGTGGAACGGTCAGATAGTGGAATCTACCACCTCCGCAAATTACGTTCGCAAGGCAGTGAGCGAGGCGGGAGAGGTCGACGAGATCAAGGTCTATATCAATTCATGCGGCGGCTCCGTAGACGAGGGCAACGCGATCTACAACATTCTCAAACGCTCTGCGGCGACAAAGACCGTATATGTAGACGCCTTCGCTTACTCCGTCGCGTCCGTTATCGCTATGGCGGGCGATAAGGTCATCATGCCGTCAAATACGACCATGATGATCCATAACGCCATGATGCGGGCTTACGGCAACAGCAAGGAGCTGCGTCAGGCGGCGGATAATCTCGACAAGATCAATGAAGCAAGCTGCAACACCTATCTTGTCAAGGCAAAGGACAAGCTGACGCGCGAACAGCTCAATGAGCTGCTTGACGCGGAGACATTCTTCACCGCCGAGGAAGCGCTTGCCTACGGCTTGTGCGACGAGATCATCGATCCCGTTGACACGGAAAGCGGCGAGGAGGTCATCAAGCAGGCGCTTGAAAACAAAAATCCCGTCGCCCAAAAGGCGATGGAACAGATCAGACAGGCTCAAAAGGAGCCCAAACAGCAGCCGTCGCCCGTAAAAAGGGAACAGGACTGTTTTGAATGGTTCAGCGAAATGCTGAGATCAAAGAAAGGATGATGAAAAACAATGAAGAATATCGACATGAACAAAACCGCCGCTCAGCGCTTCAAGGCGTCGTTCAAGGCGGCTGTGGAAGCAAAGGACTTTGACGCGGTCGGCGACGCGGTGCAGGCATACACCGACGATCTTGTCGCGGAGCTCTCCGACGCCGCGAGAGAATACCGTCAGACCGCTGACGCTTCGATCCTCTCGGCTCGTGGCATCCGTACTCTGACGAGCGCGGAGCAGAAGTTCTATAACGACTTTATCGAGGCGGCGTCGGCTCCCGATCCCAAGCAGGCGCTCAACGGTCTGGACAAGACCATTCCGCAGACCGTTATCGATACGGTCATCTCCGATATCAGCTCGCACAGTGGGGCAAGATCGCGACGAGCATCTCTCAGGCGCTTGACGGCACGATCACGGATATCGAGTTCGGCGCTCAGAAGCTCACCGCATATATCTCCGTTCCCAAGGACCTTCTCAAGCTCGGCGCGAGCTACATCGACGCTTATGTGCGCCGCATCCTCGCCGACGCGCTTGCCTGCGGTCTGGAATACGGCGCGATCAAGGGCACCGGCAAGGATATGCCCATCGGCTGGAACAGAGACCTCGACGGACCTGTGGTCGCGGGCGTTTACACCGAAAAGACCGCCGTCACTGTCACCTCGCTGGATTCTGCCGCTTATATGGCGCTTGTCGCACTGCTCGCCGAAAAGCCCAAGGCTGAGGGTGAAGCAAAGGGCAGACCGAGAGCGGTCGGCAAGGTCGCGCTGGTGTGCAATCCCACCGATTACCTCACCAAGGTCATTCCCGCTACGACCGTGCTCGCGACGGACGGCAGCTACAAGAGCAACATCTTCCCGTTCCCGACCGAGGTGTTCCCGTCCGAGATGTGCGACGAGGGAGAGGCTTATCTCGGTGTGATGGAGAACGGCAAGATAGAGTATAAGCTGTTCCTCTCCACCGGCGTGAGCGGCAACATCGAGTATTCCGACGAGTATCAGTTCCTCGAGGACGCGCGTGTATACGCGATCAAGCTCCTCGGCACCGGAAGACCCGTTGACAATAACTGCTTTGTCAAGCTGAACATCGCGAACCTCGAAGCGCTCAAGCTCAAGGTCGAGGTCAGCAACATCGCTGACGCGGCAGGCAATTAAGCAATAACGGAACGGAGGTAAACCATCATGGTATCAGATGCATTGCTGCTGAAAGTTAAAACAATGCTCGATTATACCGCATCGGAAAAAGCGGATATCGAAAAGCTCACTCTGCTGATCGAGGACGGAATGCAGCGCCTCCGTTCCTACGCTCCCGACCTCACCGACGCGGATTTCAACGCTCCGACCGCGGCGCGGGAGCTGCTCATGAGCTATGTCCGCTACGCGAATTCAAACGCGACAGAGGTCTGGGCGGACAATTACAGCGAGGAGATCACGCGCCTGCGCATGGCGTACAAGGTGAGGTCGCATGAGAATCAAGAATAAAACCGAATTTCTGAGCTTTAACGACGGTATGGTGCGGCTGTTCCGCACAGACGAGGACGACGAGCTTATCCGCAACAGTGTGACCGCCTACCGTTTCGGCAACCGCAAGGTCGGCGTGCAGCGGTTCTACGCCGCCAAGCAAAACGATATCGAGCTGACCCGCGTTATCCACATTCACCGCAATCTGACGGTGGACACGCAGTGTGCGGCGGTCATCGGCGACACGCGCTACAAGATCGAGCATATCCAGCAGGAGGACGACACTAACCCTCCCTGCACGGTGCTCAGCCTTTCGCAGCGTGGCTTGTGGAAGGGAAGTGAGTCAAGATGACGATCGAGAGCTATGCCGATATCAGGACGCTGTTCTCAAACTGCGGCGTTACGGCACGAGAGGCGGATTTCGATAAGTCCAAGCCCGTCCCGTATATCGCCTATTACCGCAGCGCCGAACGCTATATACGAGCCGACGGCATAACGATCTATACCGTTATCAAAATGGCTGCGGAGCTTTACACCAAGCGCGGCGACACATCGACGGAACCGGCTTTTGAAGCATATCTGAGGGACAGCGATATCGTTTTTGACAAAAGCGAGCGCGCTTTCATTGAGGAAGAGAGCTACTACATGACTATCTACGAATTTGAGCTGGTGATGTGATGTGAGCTATAAGGTCAAGTCAAACGAGGTAGGTTCCGCCGTCGGGAGCATTCTCGACCAATACACCGTTGATATACAGGCAGGCGTGCGGGAGCTGACCGACGAATACGCCGATAAACTCAAGGAGCAAATAAAGAAAGGCTCTCCCGTTGACTGGCGAAGGGTCAAGCGGCGCGGAAAATATAAGCGCAACTGGAAGGTCAAGACGACAAGCAAGGGCTTCGCAGTCTATAAACGGACGGTATATTCACCAAAGGAATACCGCCTGACCCATCTGCTGGAATTCGGGCACAAAACAAGAAAAGGCACAATGACCCGCGCACAGGCGCATATCGCGCCCGCCGCGGAGAATATCAAGAGGGATTACGTTAAGAGTATTTCCGATATCGTCCGTCAGTCAAAGCACTATGGCGGCGGACGCAGAAGCTATAAGAGATAAGGAGTGACAGTTTTGGAAAAAACGATCGCAAGAGTAGGCTACGTGCCGATCATCGCAAGGAGCAACGCGTCCTACACCTACGCTGAAAGCATCACATATTTTGATTCTGCCGCAGCAGGCGGCAGGAATGTCAAGGCAACGCCGCGCGGTGAGGCATTCGAAATCTACGCGGACGGCTTGCCCGTCATCGTGGGCGAAGTGAACGCGGGCTATGACATCGATGTTGAGCTGATCTCCATCATCGACGATATCGAGGAGCACTGGCTCGGCAACACTAAGCTCACTAACGGTGTGCTCGAAAAGGTCGAGACCGCCGAGCGACCTCATTTCGCGCTGGTCGTCGTAAAGGAGCTGTTCAATGGCTCGAAAAAGTACGCGGTCGATTTCTATTTCGACGCGCAGGTCGCGCAGCGCCCCGACCGCAATTCAAAGACCTCGGAGAAGAACTTCGACCCCGAGTTCCCGACCTTCAAGCTCGCGGCGGTCCCGAGGCTCGACAATAAGTTCGTCAAGTACACGGATTACACCGACACGATCCCCACGGCGATCACTACGCCTACCCTTTCCGGGGCAGGCGGCGGTAACGTCTGATGACGGTCGTTATCAACGGAAAAAGGCTCAGTGTAGAGGCTAACGCCTTTACACTGATTGTCTATGAGGATCGCTTCAAGGGCAGGAGGCTCTTGCAGGACGCGACCGCGCTGCTTCGTATGACCGACACGGAGGATATCCCGTTCGGACTGGTCGCCCGTTTGCTGTGGGCGGAGCTCAAAACAGCCGACGACGCGACGCCTGATTTTTACGACTGGGTCCGCGAGTTTTCCGTCGCGGACGTCATGGAAGCGAGGCTTCCCGTTCTGGAGGTGCTCGCCGAGAGCATGATCACCTCAAAAAATCTGAAAGCGGCAGCGAGACGCGCGGGTATCTTTCGTCGGTTCAGCTCCTGGCTTACGCGACGCAGTGCGGATTGACTGCCGCTGATTTCAAAACATTGTCCATCGGCTTTGTGATCGAGCTTTGTATCGCGCGTCTGGAGCTTGCGGCGGGGCGCGAGGATCGCAGCGAGGAGACCTACCTCAAAATGCGCGATATCCTGCCCGTCGTTATAGAACGCTTTGAGCGCGGTGAGATCGGCGAAGAACGCTACACCGAATGGATGGATAAGTACATGAGATTGGAGGGAATGTATGGCTTCGAGTACAACGATTAAGGGGATCATAGTTCAGCTCGGCGGCGACACCACCAAGCTGGTCAAGTCCTTCAAGGATCTGGACACACGCTCGCGCGGGCTGCAAACAGAGCTGAACAAGATCAACAAGCAGTTGAAGTTCAATCCCGACAGCACCTCTCTCCTCGCGATGAAGCAGGAGGTGCTTGCCGAGAAGGTCGAGGTCACGCGTGAAACTCTCAAAAAGCTCAAGGATATGCAGGGCGAGGTCGAGCGCGCAGCCAAAAACGGCACTCTCGGCGAGGACAAGTACCGCGCCTATCAGCTTGAGGTCGAAACGACCGAAGGCGTGCTCAAAAACCTCGAAAAGCAGCTGTCCGAAACGGGCGACAAGTTCAGCGAGGTGCAGCGCAAGAGCGGCGCGGTGACGTTCAAAAACGCCGAGGACAAGGTCGAGCACTTCAAAGGCAAGGTCAAGGACATGACAGACGCCGCGCTCGATAATGCCGAAAAGCTGTCCAAAGGCTTTGACAAGGTGGGCGACGGCTTGGAGAAGGTCGGCGGTGTTGTCAATAAAGGCTCTGCCGCTGCCGCCGCCGTTCTTGCCGGGTCTGTCGCTGCTTTCAAGGACCTCGACGAGGGCTATGACGTCATTGTCAAGAAAACCGGCGCGGTTGACAGTAAATTTGACGGTCTGAAACAGACCGCCGACGAGTTGTTCGGCAATTCCGTGTTCGATATGACCGACATCGGAAACGCGATCGGCGAGGTCAACACGCGCTTCGGCTATACGGACGAAAAGCTGAAATCCGTGACAGAGAGCTATCTGCAATTCGCCAAGATCAACGACGCCGACGTCTCCGATTCCGTCGCCAAGACCGCGAGAATTATGCAGGCTTGGGATATCTCCTCCGAAAATCTGCCCGATCTTCTCGGAATGATAACCGCCAAGGGGCAGGAGACGGGTATCGCTGTCGGCAGTCTGATGGACAAGGTTCTGGACAACAACGCCACCTTCAAGGAGATGGGCTTGTCGCTAGAGGAATCCATCAACCTCATGGCGCAGTTCGAAAAGAACGGTATCAACGACAGCACCGCTCTTGCGGCGATGAAAGCCTCTGTCAAAAACGCCGCCAAGGAGGGCTTGAATCTCACCGATGTGCTCGGCGGTACGATAGAGAAAATCAAGAACGCCGCCACAGATACCGAGGCGCTTCAAATCGCGACTGAGCTGTTCGGTTCCAAGGGCGCCGCCGAGATGGTCAACGCCATCAAGGAGGGCAGGATCAATTTTGACGACCTGTCAGGCTCCATGAGCAGCTACAAGGACACCGTTAAGAAAACCTACGACGCGACGCTTGACCCGCTGGAGGAATCCAAGCAGGTGCTCAACAATCTTAAACTCGCCGGTGCGGACTTGGCAGCGACCGCTCTCAAAGAGGGCAAGCCCATGCTCGACGAGGTGGTCAAGGGCATCAAGGGCGTGACGGAATGGCTCAAAAAGCTGTCTCCCGAGGAAAAGAAAACCCTGACCAACGCCATTAAGATCATAGCCGTAGCCGGTCCCGGTGTGACGATTCTCGGCAAGCTGACAAAAGGTGTGGGCAGTTTTGTAGGCACCGGCGCGAAGATGGTCAAATCTTTACAAAACACGACCGTTGCGCAGATGGGCTTGAACGCCGCTATGGACGCGAACCCGGTCGGCGCGGTAACGTTGGCGATTACGGCGTTTGTCGCTGTTCTCGGCGGCGCTATCACCGCGATCAATGCGTTTCACGACGCGCAACTTGAAAATGCCGGATTCAAGCAGCAGCTTGACGATATGCAGGAGACGGTCGACAAGATTTCCGAAATCCGTGACGGTATCAACAACACAGTTTCCGAGTTAAAAAACGCTTCTCTCAGTGCAGGCGCAGAGATGGGGGTGATCGACGATTACCGTCAGCGCCTTGACGAATTGCTTGAAAAAAGCAATCTGACACCGGCAGAGCAAGCGGAATTGACGACGATCGGCGACTATTTCGCGAAAAAATACCCCGAGTTTGAAAAAACGTGGAACGATTATATTACCGTTGACGATAACGGCATTGTCAAGATCACCGGCAACGTCGAAGAGCTCAAAGAAAAACTTGACAGCCTGATCTCCAAATACAAGCAGGTTGCGGCGCAGGCGGCGCTGTCCAATTTGGCGCAGCAAAACGCCGAAGCGGTTGTCAATTCCCAGCAGCAAGTACGTGACGCGGCGGCTGAAATGCTCAAAGCGTCCGAAGAGTTAGAAGAATTTCAAAAAGAATGGGATTTGACCGACGAAAATCTCGCGTCATTGGCTTCCGCACAACCGTGGTTTGAGTGGGAAAACGCCGACAAGAGCGTGAAGCTGTTCGCCAGTGACGTATTGAATCAATATAACGCGCTGGTTGAAAAGGGCGCAGAAACCACAAAGTCATATGAGGAAGTTGTGGAAGGTGCCGCGCAGTTAAAGCAGAACGGCGACGACCTCGCCAGAATGCAAGCGGTTGTCAACGGCAACTATGAGGACGCGGCGGCGGTTATGATGGCGTATAACGAGGGAATGATCAGCACCATCGAAGTGGAGCAATCCAAGTGGAAATCTCTCGATAATCTGAAAACGAAAGCAAAAGAAACCGCCACAGAAACCGGCTCTAATCTGGTTTATGGCTTGAAAAACGGAATTGATAAATACAAATCCGAAATCTATGACAGCGGCATAGAGCAAGCGCGGATTTACCTTGACAGCTTTGACGCCACAATGGGAATTAATTCACCGTCAAAAGAGATGTACAAGCGCGGTCAGCAGACGGTGCAGGGTTTTGTCAACGGAATTCGCGACAGTCTTTCCGGTCTATGGGACACCGCTGTGGACATCGGCTCCACCGCTTTGAACGCTATCAAGTCTTTCCTCGGCATTCAGTCACCGTCGAAGGAAGCCGCCAAGCTCGGTGCGTATCTCGGCGAGGGCTTTTCGCTCGGCATTAAGCGAGAACAAAAGAACGTGCTGGAATCCGCGCTGAAATTGAGCGATACGGCGCGCAACGGGCTGAAAGGCATTGATATCTCTCCTGCGCTTTCGATGATCTCAGCGGTCAAAAGCAGCCGCCTGAGAGACGGTCTGACGCGCACTGTCACCAATACGACGACAACAACGAACGCCCCTGTGTTTCACGTCAATATCAGCGGCGTGACGATCAACGACGACAGGGACATCGACGAGCTGACGGACGAGATCGCCCATCGTCTCGGCGATAAGATCATTCTGGACGGAAGGAAGTGGGGATGATGAACGATCTGATCTACAACGGCACCTCCCTGCGCAAGCTCGGCTTTGCCGTTTCGCATTTCCCGGTACATTCCGTAGCGCAGCGCGACCTCGAATTCAAATCCGTCTACGGCAGGAGCGGCGACGTCATCGTAGACAACCAACGCTTTAAAAACGTCGATATGCCGCCTTATGAGATCAACACCTACGCGCTCGATCTCCTTCAAAACAAGGAGCTGCTGGAGCGCAGGCTGATCGACTGGCTTATGGGCGGCGACGGCTCCTATAAGGTGCTCGAGGATTCAACCAAGCCCGGTTATTTTACTCGCGCTGTCTGCACTGAGATCGGTGAGCTCACCACCAACAACCTCAACGGCTATCTCGCGACCTCTGTTCGCTTCAACCGTGAACCGTTCTGGTATCTAAAGTCAGGGCAGGTCCCTGTCGAGTGGACGGGCACCTCTCCGCAGGTCATAGAGAATCCCGAGCCTTACACCGCCTTTCCGGTCATAACCATCGAGGGAGAGGGCTATATGATATTGACCGTCAACGGAACGGATTTCAATATCACACTGACGCAGAACAATCCGCGTATCGTGCTCGACTGCGAGAATATGCACGCCTATAACTCCAACGGTTCAATGGACGGGTATTTCAGCGGCGATTATTTCCCGGTGCTGCGCGTCGGCACCAATAATCTCCGCGTTTGGACGGAGCACAGCGCCACCATCGGTGCGTGCAGCATGATACCGAGGTGGCGGCGATTATGATTCCGAGATTGTATGCCCGTTCGGGCGTGATCAATGACTATCTGCTAAATAACGGGTTGGGATTCATCAGCACATGCACCGAATGCCGCGTGACAGAGAAACGGAACGGCAACTATTACCTCGATATGACCGTCCCGAAGTCGGATAGGCTTGCTTCCGTAATAGCTCCCGACATGATTATCAAGGCAATGCCTAATTTCACCGACCCGGCGCAGTTGTTTGAGATAAACAATATCAAAACAAATCGGGATTCCCTGACAGTCAAGGCGAATCATATTAAAAATATCCTGTATCAAAACTGTCTCAGCAGCGCCTTTACGCCGTCGGCGTCTAATCAAACGGTTATTGACGGTACACCTCAGCAGATTGTCGAACGCTATCTGTCATATCTCGCAGTTCCCGAAAGCCGCTTTTCGTTTAGCAGTGATATTGTGACCACAAAGGCGTTTGAGTGTAGGGAGCATAAGTCAAAACTTCTCGGGGAGCTGTTCAGCGACCGGAAGGGTGGATTACTGTATTATTTCGGAGGCGAATATCATTATAACAATTTTAATATCGAACTGCTGCAGAGCCGCGGTGCCGCAACAACGCACAAGGTAATTTTCGGCGGCAACCTATCCGACTATGAGCAGATCGCGACTACCGATGCGGCGTACACGCATATTCAGGGCTGGTGCAAGGTATATAACATCGGCGGCAAGACCGACTATTATATTTCGGGCACGCCTTACGCCGCGAAGCCGTCGGCAATCTTCCCGAAAATGAAGATGGTTGATTTCACGGAGGATATCCGAAATATCTACGGTGCTGACGTAACCGCCGCTAGAGAATCTGATATCAAGCAGGATTTGACGAGACTGTCACAACAATTTTATCAAAACAAAATAATCTATCACGAGAACGCGCAGGTAAGCATTGAGATCACTTACGAGCCTGATCTTGACCGAATGCAGGATATTGCCCTGTGCGATACGCTCAAGGTGGTGATCGGGCGTCAGGAACCGCTCAGAACGCAGGTGACGAGCATTGTATTTGACAGCCTTGCGGAAAAGGTTGTCAACGTTGGAATCGGAGACGCACGGACTACTCTATCCGATTTTATCACTAAAATGAGGAGATGATTCAATGAATGTCCCTGTTCAAGTAATCAAATATGATATAAGCTCAATGAATCCCGCATATGTGGATTATATCCAGTCAGAGAAGGATAATGACACAAGAAAGTTCCGTGTCAAGTTCTACTCGCATGATACGCTGATCACGCTGTCGAACAGCTGTACCGCGACAGCAACGATCACGATCGACAATGTTATGATCGAGCAGGAGCTTGCGTGTACGATCACAGATAACAGCGTCGAGGTAACGGCGAACGCAACGCGCGACGGTGTGATGGCGGTTCAGATCACGCTTACCGACGGCGACGATAAGCTCACCATGCAGCGCCCTATCTTTGTTCGCGTGACTAACGATATCGCCGAGACCGCTCAGATCGACGATGACTCGCACGGATCCTTTGCAGAGGTGGTGCAGGAGCTAGCAGATGCGAGAGGTGATTATATATCACTCTCCGAAGCACTCAATCACAAGCTCTCCTCCGCTGCAGGCGCCGTAAAGACCGCCAACATCGACACGGGAGCGGTGACTGAAGCAAAGCTGGCGACTGCGTTTAAGGACACACTGTACAAAGTGAACACCATCGACTGGGAGCCGCCGAATTACAGGACATGCGAAGCGAAAACCATCTATATAGGCGTGAAGCTCGGAAACGAGCGGGGAATTATTATCCCGTTTTACTGGAAGGAAAAGCAGATATTCATCGGCTTCAACGGTACGATCTGTGTCCGTCAGTTCGTGGGCGGAAACGATTACCAAAACTGGGGGCCAAACCTCAGCGAGCTGACCGCCAACAAGAAATCCTCGATCACTTCAAACAATCAGGCGAGCACGGATTTCTTTCCTTCCATCAAAGCTGTTGTGGACTATATCGCGGCGCTGTTCGCGACCGTCATCAACAACGACAACAAGAGCAGCAACGCGCTTCTGCCCACAATCAAAGCCGTTGCCGACTATCTCACCGCGAACTACACCGACACGACGGCGCTGAACACACTGCTGAACACACGGCTGAGCAGCAAGGCGGATGCGTCTTATGTAGACAGCAGGCTGAACAGCAAGGCTGATAGCAGCGCTTTGACTGCAAAGGAAGATTTATCAAATAAGATTATTACAGGAGAAAACCTATATAATAATAAAAATTCTACTGATAAGTATCCGGCAGCCAAAGCGATAGTTGACTATCTTATGCAATATTACGCAAACAAAAATGATCAGGAGTATTTGCAGGAAAGAATTTCTGACATCAAAGCGTATTTAGGCTACACCTCATCTGATATTCTCGGCTTGCAGGTGGATTTTGTGAACAATCGCTTTACCCGTCTCGCCGGAGCTGAGGAGCGGGAAGCAGGCTCGGAT